AAGAAGCTAAGCACGGTGATGACGAAGAAGACGAAATGTCTGAAGGTGAGCACGGTGACGAAGATGAAGAGGATATGGAAGAAGTAAATCTTCCTGACGTTAAGACTAAGGCAGGTTATCTTGCTGCAAGTTTTGATGCTCTTAAGTCCATGAAGAAATCACAGCTCGTTAGCGCCTATAAGGCTGTTAATGTGACTGAAGAAGAAGGTGATGCAGAAGTACCTAGTACAAAAGCAGATATTATCAACGCAATGTATGGTCAACTTAAGGCCATGAAGAAAGATGATTTGATGGCTTCCTATAAGGCTATTCAAGCTTCTTATGGCGGTATGCAAGAGGAAACTGAGACTGAAAGCTATGCTGAAGATCTTAAGATCCTTGCTGATTCTGAGCAAGAGTTGACCGAAGGCTTTAAAGCTAAGGTTGCTACTCTGTTCGAAGGTGCTGTCGCTAATCGCGTTGTCGAGATCAAAGAATCCCTTGAAGCTCAGTATCAGTCTGATCTTCACGAAGAGGTTGACTACATCCGTGAGTCACTCGTTACTAAGATTGATGATTATCTTTCTTATGTGGTTGAGTCTTGGATCGAAGAGAATCAAGAGTTTGTTGATAACAAGCTCCGCACCGAAATCGCAGAAGACTTCATGAAGGCTCTCCACGGTGTGTTCACTGAACACTACATTGAAGTTCCTGATTCTAAGGTTGATCTTGTTGATCAGCTTGCTGAAGAAGTTACTTCTGTTAAGGAGTCACTTGCAAATGCAGAAGAAGAGAATAAAGTTCTTGCTGAAGAAATTGAAAAACTTCATCGTGAGCAAATCCTCTCTGAAGCATCTGCTGATTTAGCCGCTACTCAAGCCGCTAAACTTTCTTCACTTATTGAAGAAGTTAAGTTTGAGGATGCAGCAACATTTGCTGCTAAAGTCGCTACTATCAAAGAAGGATTCTTCTCAGATTCTGATTCGTCAGAAGAAGTATTAACCGAATCAACAGATTCACAAAATGTCAAAACGATCGTAGAAGGTCAAGTTGATCCATCAAGCAAGCTGTCAAGTGACATGCAACGCTACGTTTCAACACTTTCTCGTTTTAAATAACCCAACCAAACAACAACAAAATAGAAAGAAACAAAATCATGCTAAACGCAGAAAATGAAATCCAAAAATGGGCTCCCGTGCTTGAGCACGCTGACGCTCCAGCTATCACTGATAGCTATCGTAAGGCTGTTACAGCTAAACTCCTCGAGAACACTGAAGTTGCTCTTCGCCAAGAGGCACAAGCCGCTTCTTTCGGTGTATTGAGTGAGGCTCCTGCTAACCAAACAGCTGCTATTGACACTCCTGATCCAGTGCTTATCTCATTGGTTCGTCGTGCTATGCCAAACCTCATCGCTTATGATGTTGCTGGTGTTCAGCCAATGTCTGGTCCTACCGGTCTTATCTTCGCAATGAAGGCTAAGTACGGTTCTGGTGACTTTACCTCTCCTGCAGCTGCAGGTGGTGGTGAGGCATTCCTCAATGAGCCTGACACTGACTTCTCAGGTGCTGGTGCACATGCTGGTGGTCTCTTTGACTCTCCTGAGTCTGGTATCACAATTGGAACTGGTCTTGGTACAACTGCTGCTGAAACCTCATCTTCACTCGCTGAAATGGGATTCACCATCGAAAAGTCAACTGTGACTGCTAAGACACGTCAACTCAAAGCTGAGTACTCAATGGAGCTTGCTCAAGACCTTAAGGCTGTTCACGGCCTTGACGCTGAGTCTGAGCTTGCTAACATCCTCTCTGGTGAGATCCTTGCTGAAATCAACCGTGAGGTTATCCGTAACATCGTTGTTACCGGTAAAAAAGCAGGTGTTGGTGCTACTGAGGCATTTGACCTTGTTGCTGACGCTGACGGACGTTGGGCTGTTGAGAAATTCCAGTCTTTGATCTTCCAGATCGAAAAAGAGGCTAACACAATTGCTGTTGAAACACGTCGCGGTAAGGGTAACTTCGTTATCTGCTCAAGCAACGTTGCTTCTGCTCTTGCAGCTGCTGGTAAGATCCAGTTCGGTGGTGAGGGTGAGCTCTCTGTTGACGCTCTTGGAAACACATTTGCTGGTACTCTTAACGGTCGCCTTAAGGTCTATGTTGATCCTTATGCTTCTACCGATTATGCTACTGTTGGTTATAAGGGAACTTCTCCTTATGACGCTGGTATCTTCTACGCACCATACGTACCACTCACAATGGTTCGTGCCGTTGGTGAGAATAGCTTCCAGCCGAAGATCGCATTCAAGACTCGTTACGGTCTTGTTGCTAACCCACTCACTGGTACACTTGACGGTGTTGGTGCTGCTAACAGTAACCCATACTTCCGTACGTTCCGTGTGAAGAACATCAACGTTGGAGGTCAGAGCTAATATAGCTTAAACCAATAACTTTAAAGAGGTCCTCGAAAGGGGGCCTCTTTTTTTGTATAAATAGTGTTATGGCTCAGAATAACCTTACAACAAATATTAACCTTCTGTCACCTGTGGGTTTCAAACTCACAATCAATCGTCAGAAGTATGCGAATACTGAGTATTTTATTACCAGCTTTGGTATTCCAGAAATTAGTGCTGGTGAGATTCAAATGATGTTCCGTGGTGGTATTGCATTCCAATCAAGTGAAATGCGTCAGTTTGGATCTTTAAATCTTAGGTTTGCTATCGATGAAGATATGCAAAACTACACTGAAATCTATGATTGGCTTAAAGATAATACTGAGAAATATGAGGCTTCAGATATGATTCTCTCAGTGATGTCAAGTCATAATACGGTTAATAAGCAGTTTCAATTTAAGAATGCATTCCCAACTTCATTGAGTGGTGTAGAATTTAATGTGCAGTCAAATGATGTTGAATACGCACAAGCTGATGTGACATTTAGATATGATGAATTCCTAATAATTAAATAGGGATAAATAAAATTATATAATATGGATTTGAATGATATTTTGATGATGTGGAAAAAGGACGTAGTCATTGATGACGTATGTCTTGACGAAGAAACTACAAAATCCTCTAAATTACATGCTAAGTATTTAGAGCTCTTTTCTATGGCAAAGCTAATGCTAAAGAAGAAAGAGATGGAGTATGAGTCTATGAAGAAAAAGAAATGGCTCTACTACAATGGTAAAATGACTAAAGAAGATATGGATAGTCATAAATGGAAATACGATCCATTTGATGGTATGACTAAGCCAATGAAGTCTGATATGGATATGTACTATTCGACTGATGATGATCTTGTGAAGATTAAAGCTCAAATCGATTATCAGAAAACGATTATTGAAACCCTCGAAGAGATCATGGGTAATATTCGTTGGAGACATACACATGTGAAGAATATCTTAGACTTTAAGAAGTTTACTTCTGGAATGTAATGATAACTGCAAGAAAAAAAGATGAAGCTAAAGTTCACCTATCGTGTGATGATAGTGGAATTTTAATGGAAATCGGAGAATATTTCACTTTCTATGCGGATGGGTATAAGTGGATGCCCGCGTTTCGGAACAAGCTTTGGGATGGTAAGATCCGTTTGTTTGATTCTCGTTCTCAGACTATTCCATTTGGTTTAATGCAACGTGTTGCTGAATTCTGCCAGGAACGTGGATACAAACTCATCTATGATAAGTCGATGAAGACTGATGGGTTCTTTGAAAGAAGCGATCTTGAAGAGTTCATTAACGAATCTACGATAAGCATTAAAGATAAACTGATCAAACCGAGAGATTACCAGTTCGACGCATTTGTTCATGGCATTCAGAATAAAAGAGCAATTCTTATTTCTCCAACTGGATCAGGTAAATCACTCATTGTTTATATGATGATGAGACATTATTTGAGCCATGAGATGGATAAGAAAGTCCTCATCGTTGTTCCTACTACGTCATTAGTAGAGCAAATGTACAAGGACTTCGAATCTTATTCATGGCAAGACGAATCCTTTGATGTGAATGAGGATGTTCATCGTATCTACTCTGGTAAAGATAAGACAGGTTTCGAAGCTTCAGTTGTCATTACAACATGGCAGAGTGCTATTAATCTTCCGCAATCGTGGTTTAGTGTTTATGGAATGATTATTGGTGATGAAGCCCATACGTTCAAAGCTAAGTCATTGACAACGATTATGAACCGTTTGGTGAATGCTGGATTTAGAATCGGAACAACTGGTACGATTGATAATGCTCTATCAAACCAGATGACTCTCGAAGGAAACTTCGGTCCAGTTTATAGAGTAACTACAACAAAAGAACTCATTGATTCTGATACACTAGCACAATTGACAATTCAATGCTTAGTACTCAAATACTCAGATGAAGAACGAAAACTTTGTAAGGGATTGAAATACCAGGATGAAATCGATCATATTGTTTCACACGAAAAAA